CAATCATGTTAATTTCATGGTCAGCAACAAACGCAGATTGGTATTGATACTTAGCCAAATGTAATACCAATTGAGGGACAGAATTAGGCTTAAGTAGTTCATAGAGACCGTCATACAACTTACGATAAATTTTTGTTGGATCATTATCCAGATTATTGGTGACCCATTTACGAGCACCTGCAAAGTCTTTGACCTTTAGTGAGTTAATTAACTCAGTCAACTGCACATCGGAAACTGATGCGAGAAGACCTTTATCAATTGTGCCACCAACACTATACCGCTGAAGCTCGTTAAGAATACGGCGATTATCAGGGAAATGCTTAGTAATGATTTCCGCAACCACTGGTTTATCATATTTTACACCTTCTATTTCCAAAATATTTTCAACACGTTTAAAGAAGGCCGATGCCATCTTGGCCTTAGAACCATTGAGTTTGAAATCAATACAGGTGCAACGTGAATGGATTGCATCCATGATTCTGTTTTTAAAATTACATGTGAAGATAAAGGAACAATTAGATGCATACTCCTCAATCACTCCACGAAACGCAGGCTGTGTTGAATTAGGATTTAGATAGTCTGCCTCATCAATGATAACAACTTTGCGACCACCCATCAAAGAGACGGATGATGCATAGTTCTTAATCTTATTTCTAAGGACATCAATGCCTGAGTCATCAGAACCATTGATTACAATATAGTCACATCCAACTTCTTCACAAAGAGCCTTTGCAACTGTGGTTTTGCCAACGCCAGCAGAACCAGAAAGTAGGAGATTGGGAATCTCCTTGCGATTTACATACTCTTGGAAAGTTGCTTTCAAAGATTCAGGAAGTATACAATCCTCGATTGTTTTAGGACGATACTTCTCCACCCACAAAATGTGTTCGTTCATTCAAAGACCTCATAATATAATAAAAATTCATTGTAACACACTCAATACAAAATGTCAATCACTTTGTAGATTTGGATGCCTTCCTTGTAGGAGGCTTCTTAGTAGCAGGTTTACGTTTAGGTTTAGGTTTTTGTTCTTGTACCGGTGCCACTTCTTCAACTTTTGTTTCTACTTTTGCATGTACAAATTTAGGTTCATCCATTGATTCAATAGTAACAATAGGTTTAGCAGGTTCACAGACATATGGTGCTGTCATTGCTTGATGTACAACTTCAGCCTTCTCTTCTTTCTCAACGTCTACTGGTTTTGGTTGTTCAACATGCTTTGGTTTAAGTTTGAACATATTAAAAAATTTACCTAACATCTTTAATCCCTTCTATAAGTGCCTCTAGTTCTTTGAATTCAGCAACTTCTTCTGGAAGTGATTGGTTGTACTGAATTTTAGCCATTTTACGAATAATCTTCTTTGGTATCTTCAACTCATCATTTGCAAGAGCAATGATATCAGCCATCGATTGTGCTGTAGACTTTTGATTAGTCATAGCAACAACCAATTCATCAACGTAACCTTTGAGTGACCTCAATTGCTTTTCATCGAAGTCACCAAACAATGTTGTTACCTTATCTACCATATTACACCTTACTTTCTTTCGACTCAAAGGCAATCCAATATTGAATGTCTTCTGTTGTGTGCTTAAAATGTCCAAGGCCTTTGAATGAGATTTGAACGTTATATGAACCAGGAATCAACTTTAGATTTTCTGTCTTAAATACAACACGATATTGTTTACCATTTGCCACACCACTAACATGAATTGAATTGGTGTGTTGTGCGTCATCATTAGCATCAAATGTAACAATATTAATTGTTTCACCATCAGACTCAACAGCAACGTGAGGTGATGACAATACACTTGCAGCTCTCATAATTTCCGCAAGATCCAAGTCTGTCAATGTAAATTCACAATCTGCATGATTCAAACTAATTGTCTTATCTGGAGGAGTAACAATCATATTCTTGGCCGTCATACGATATTTAATCTTACTACGGTCGCCTTTGAAGATAACATTCGATTCATCAAATTCCAATTCAACGCCATTCTTAAACATAGAATGCACGGATAAGAATTGATTCAAATCATACACACAGAAATCCTGTGGAATATCATCTTTGATTGTGGCCTGTGCAAGTACAGTTTTACCTGAGGACACAGTAGACAATTTGTTACCTTTTTTGAATTCAATACCTTGATTGATTCCAGAAAAGTTTTTTAACACACTTAGTGTTTCGTTTGAAAGTTTCATTTCACATCTCCATCATTTAAAGAATACATTATATCATGTTCATACAGAAACATCAAGCAACACATAGCATGTGCCAAGTGATGTTTACCAGATTCTGCATCAATTTGTTCGCCTTCTTTCCAAGCCCAAATATGCCTTTGTAAGGCATCAAAGTATCTACGCTTAGAATCTGGCACTTTTTGCCAATTATCTCTCTCATACTTCTGAGCACCAAAGGTCAACACATCTACTGTTGCCTTTAGTGCCAAAGGAGGTAAAAGGCCGTATTCTAACTTACCACCGTCAAACTTACGACCTTTTTCCATCACATTTCTCCAACGTAATTGGCAACTGCTGGCATATCTCCGTGGAAGTGATATGTACCAATGTGTGCAGTTCTCATCCAAGGACACAAGAAGATTTGTCCGCCAATTTTACGCCACATTTGACAGAACATATAATCTTCCGACAAGTAACGGTCAGAACCACCACCTGTGATAGAATCTTTGCTGTCAATAACTGTATCAAAGAAGGCATGAATGTAACGTGAACCATCGAAGTTGGCTTGGCCAACATGGTCTGGTTTGTAACGAATCATTGGATATGCTTCTTCCATTTTGGCAAATACTTCACGTTTAACCATCATAAAACCTGTACCAATTTCTAGTACGTCTAATGGTTCTGTAACGTTAAATTGTGATGTACCTTTAACAGGATTGAACACAAAGTCACCAGCAACTTTTTCAAGTAGTTGAGGTTCAATATCAGGATTCTTTGCAATTGCGCCTTTGACTGCACGCCATTTGATTGCTTTCTTAGGATAAGGACCACCAATAACGTCTTTGTCTAATGCCAACATAGCCACAACATCTTGTGGATTAAAGTTGATGTCCGAGTCAATGAACAACAGGTGTGTGCATTCGGAACGATGGATGAATTCGTCAACAAGATAATTTCTTGCACGAGTAATTAGGGACTCATTGAATAAGAATGAGAATTTAATTTGAATGCCATATTGCATACAAAGACCTTGTAAGTCCAAACATGCTTTCATGTATAGACCGTGATTTTGCCCACCATACATTGGTGTGGCAACGAAGATACTATACTTTCTTAGTTCTTCCGTTTTGATTGAAATTTCCATCTAGACTCCAAGATAAAATAAAAAAAGGGGACCACCATTAGATGGTGGACCCCAAGACTGCGATTAAGCAGTTAGTGAGTAACCAGTTCTCAAAGCAGCCTGAACCAAGGCTTTAGTAGGTGTGCCTAAACGGTAGTAAGTAATCTTACGACCATCTTCTAGGTTACGAGTGTTTGTATAGATGCAATGACCTTCTTGGCGAAGTTCGTCAATGCGAGCAGAAACATTAGTAATACCAAAGCGGTGTTGTGCTTGCTTGGTAGTAAAAGTGTTGTAACCCTCTGATTTTTTCAAAGTGTTCAACATACGTGTTTTTGCGGATAGTTTGCTCATAATATAACTCCAATTAAAATAAAAAAATTCCTAGTTTTGCGTCACTAGTATCACCATCATACACTTATGTATGTGAGATGTCAAGCATAATTGTGGTATACTTGACTATCTGCCAACTTGTGGCAGATATTTGGCCTTGGTTTCTTCCCAAGTCAAATAGATTAGGTCATCATAGAATAGGTTTTCATATGATACCATGTTTTTCTTTTGCAATTGCCTGATTCGGCCTTTGGCATATTTGGTCTTCCAAATTGTTGTCAATGCTTCTTCACTTGTATCAAAGGATTTTACCAAAGCATCTTCACCAATTTCCTTACGGAGATACTCATTAGTATTGTTATACAAAGGAGAAAAATAGATTCCACGTTGGTGAGCCGTACGGATAAGTTCTTTGGGAATACCAAGTTTAGGATAGGCAAAGTTCAATGACCTGTTTTTATGGTCACGTTTCAGTGGAAGGCCTTGTGTGTTCTTGGCTTCCCACCACTCAAAGTATTTTCTTGTGTGGTTTTCTTTAATCCAATTATACACCATGTTAGCAGTAGAACGTTTAGGTTCAAATGCAACTGATCCTGAAGAAAAACCCATAGCATTCCAATGCGTGAGGCCATCGTATTGTGATAGGCCACCTGCTTTGGTTTTTCCATAGAGTGACGTTGTAGTAACGCCAACAAGAGTGTCTCCATATTGTCTCTTCCAATCATTCTGTACTGTATCAGCCAAACACAATAAGGCCAACAATTTACCACCCATGTAATTGTAACCAAGTGGTTGCAATGGAACGATTGTAGAACCGATTGCAGTATGGTTAATCATACCTTGTTGTGTTTTAACATCCCTAGACCATCCAATTGCATTGTCTCTAGGTGTTAGGTCTAAGAAGTCAGATGAAATACAGATGACACCAAGATAGTTTCCTGTGACTTTATCAACGACCGCATAGAATAGATTACGACCAATATTAGAATTGTTCTTCATTGTGGAAGAAAATGTACGAATGGCATTCCAAGTTTCTGCTAATGGTCCATTATGCAATACAAGTTTAGGTTTTAGGTTTTCATAATCATCTGGATTCTTTGGCATCCAAAAGTTTGTTTTAACTTCATCGATGATTTCTTTTTGGTTTTTATTGACCATTTGGAGTTCATCACCCCATAACGTAGAAACATTTTGTACAGGATAACGTTCTTTGACTTCACACCACTTTTGATATAGAGTATACTCCTTTACATCCATTTGTGATGCATAGGTCAAGTCTTCTATTAACTTGGATTTAAGTTCATCAGTATCAATGTGTTCGATGACAGGATTCTTTTCCTGCCATGCTTGCCATTGTTTCTCAACGAGTTCTGGAGGCGTTTGTGCCATTTGTATTACTTTCACGTTTCATCAATTGTGCATATGCTGTTGCCAACTTCTTAAATGTCTTCTGGCGTTTATTCATTCCAGATTTCAATGCAAGAGGTTTTGCAAGTTGAGTATACACTATTCCATTCATATGGTCAAGCTCGTGGAGAAAAACTCTTGCAGATATGCCATCCAGAGTCATGTTCTTTGTTTCTCCTTGGAAATCTTGGTATTCCACGGTAATCTTTTTGGCTCTTGTGATATGTAATCCTAGAAGTGGAAAAGAAAGGCAACCTTCCATCATGTGAGCTTCACCTTCGGATGTGAGAACCTTAGGATTGAAAAATGCCACATAATCATCATTGGCACCCATAACAAAAACACGGTGTTTAAAACCACATTGATTTGCGGACAGGCCAACACCTTGTTCACGTTTACAAGTTTCCACTAATGAAGAAGCAAACTTATTTGGATCCACTGGAGGATTTGCAAAGTCAAACAAAGGCAATGGTTCAAATAGAACAGGATCATTCTCAGCAACTAGTTTGAATGTTTCAATGTTCTCTACTACTGATTTGACATCACCCTTTAAGGCGTCACTGGTATCTAATTTAAAGACACCTTCTATTGGTTTAATTTCGCTCATATAATCACCTGTGAAAAATTATTGACTTTTTTGAATTTAATAATGGACCTAAACTTGTCAAAGAGTTGGTCGCCTTTATGACTAATAACAAAGATGTTTGTTTCGGTTCCCATCTCATGTATCAGTTTCAAAAACTCATCTGTACCAACACTATCTAGGCTGGAATCAAACACTTCATCTAGTATTAGTAGATTGGTATTTGTAGAGTTCTTCATCTTAGCAACTTGACGCCATGTAAACAATAGTGCCAAATCGATACGCATCTTTTCACCTTCGGAAAAATTAGAGTAACTAAACTCATCACGATGCCGTGACTTGATTGTTTCTTCAAAGTTCTCATTCAGGTTAAAGTTAACAAAGAAGTCCATGGCCTTTAGATATTTGTTTACCAACTTATTGATGATAGGCAAATACTGTTTAATGATTTTGGTTTTGATACCATTATCTTTCAACAATGCAGCTGCATATTCATGGTAATGTTTTTCTACGGCCAAGTCTTCTTGTACCTTAATCAATGATGTTAGTTCAGATTTTAATTCCTTTAACTTGTCATTCTCTTCTGTCAAGTTTTGTTTCTTTGTACCAAGTTCTGTTATCTCTTTGTTCAACTTGCCAATAAAAGTATTAATGGCAGATATAGTTGAGTTATGTTTTAAAACCTCGTTGTTGTGTTCTTGGATGTGTTTAGCTATTTTTTGGATTTCTTCGATCCTTTTGTTTGTTGCTTTGATTTGTTTTTCAATATCAACGATTGCAACTCCAACTTCTCCTTTTGTTTGATTGATTCCATTAAGCTGGCTATGTCTGAACTCTTCAGCGATACCTTGCTTGCAGGTTGGACAGTCGTGATTTTCTTCATAAAACTCCTTCTCCCTCTCTAACTTTTTCAAACGTGAACCAAGTTTGGATTCCATTTGAATCAACTTGGAACTCTTTTTTTCTATGGAAAGTTTATCGTTAATCTTATTGTTCAAAGACTCAATATGTTTTTGGATAAGAACAATATCTTTATTCAAAGAAGACACTTGTTTTTCGGATTCTTCTATCTCTTGTTGCTTTCTTTGGATTTCTTCGTCATTGTGTTTTTTGTTTTCTTCGATGTTTTGCTTTTGCATCTTAATCTTTTCGGAAACCAACTCCATCGAATACTTGTTTTTGGAAGATTCTTCTTTGATGCCAGACATTCTTTCTTTAATCAGGCCATTCATTGATGTGAAGATTTGGATGTCCAACAGTTCTTCAATGATTGTTCTTCTGTCGGCAGGAGATAACTGCATGAAAGGAACAAATGATGCTGAACCAAGAATAACAATTTGTGTGAAAGACTTATAGTTAAACTTGAGTATGGATTTTTCCAAGAAGTCTTGGTAATCTTTGGCCTTGGCGTCCTGATTAAGCATTACACCATTACAAAAAATTTCAAACGTATTTGGTTTGATACCACGGATAACTTTGTATCGTTTCTTACCAATAGAAAATTCAATCTCAACTACAGCATCCGAGTTGTTGATTGAGTTTATTAGGTTTGGTTTGTTGATTTTACGGAATGGTTTACCAAAAAGTCCAAAACATAATGCATCCAATATGGTAGACTTGCCCGCACCATTATTACCAATAATCAATGTATTGGTAGATTTGTCCAGTTTAATCTCGGTAAAAGTGTTACCCGTAGATAACAAATTCTTCCATCTTATGTTTTGGAATTTTATCATGCCTGTTCTAAATTCAAAGCCTCAACGTATAACTCACGCATCATGTTTTTCAATTTGGTATTATCAATACCATCATTCTGGAGAGCATCCACATACTTGTTAATGATTGTGATTGTATCTTCCGCTTCGTCTATCTTATCATCTTCTGCTTCATCTGTCAAGTCTAAAGCGTCTTCAACAATGGTAATATCGGCAGGATTAACATCATACAACTTATTCATATACTGGTCAAACAGATATGGATTGGCTTTGTTTACCACTACCACTTTGACGTATTTGTTTTTATAATCTTCCAATGATGTTGATAGGACATCACTTATAGATGATACTTTGTCATCATACACCAATCTGTGGAACATTACATTAGGATTATGAATAAAAGTAAGCTCACGTTTATCT